AACAGCGCCCGATGTGATGGTGAATGCTTCGCCGGCGGTGCGGGCTGCTGAATCCAGCGTCTGCGATGTGCTGATGGTTGCCATTGGCTATTACTTGCTCATGAGTTCGGTTTTGCGCTGCGAACTTGCCGAAGTGCCTAACCAATATGAAGACACCATGCCGATGATGAGCAGCAAGGCCGTAACTACCTGCGTTTGCAGATTCCCGTCATACCGCTCCGGATGGACGTAAAACACATCCACCAGCAGCATGAAAACCATTGACATGAGAATGGCGCTAATCCAGAAAGCCGGAGTTTTCCAGAAGGCCATCGCATCCTGTCGCAGATAGGCCTCGTTCGCCTTCCTTGCGCCTGCGATACCACCGCCGCCCGCTTCTGCCAGTTCAAACCAGTTCGATTGAATCGCATCATTGAACTTGTCGGCTGATTCCTGATCTGCCTGAAGCTTGATCGAAGCGCCCTCAATCGTCGGCTCTCCGGTAACTTGCTTGGCAATCTCTGCGACGGCTTCGGCAGCCTTGGCGTTTCGTTCCGCTTGTTCGCTATTCCCGAACAGGCGAATCAGCGAAGGTGCAGCGGACATTAGCGCCGGAATAGCCGCAGCAATGAATGGAGCCATGATGGTTTCCCCTGTGGTTGAACTTTGAAAGGTATCGGTCGCCACTGCGCCGCCTCCTTCCATTTGCTTGTTGAGAAAAGCGAGACACGCGGCCATTGATTTCGTCGGCTGTCCATAGGGACTGCCAGGGAGCGATGCCCACTCCCGGTTGCAACGGGCAATAGCCAAAGACCAATCGCCGGATAGCACCGGGTCAAGCGCCTTGCGCCGGTCAATCAGAAACAGTGCGGCAATATCTTGAGAGGCTGGCGAGAAGTCCGGAAGATTGCAGGCATTGGCGCATTCGTCCCATGTACGTGAAAGGAACTGATAGGCACCGGCTGCCGTGGAAGTGATCGGCTTGCCGCCAAGGTTCCGGGTAATTACTTGGCGCGGATGGTCGTCAAACGATCCAAACTTCGCCCCACCGAATAGCGTCTGATAGCCTGCACCTTCGGTGTATTTGATGAGCGCAAGAAACGCCTTGACGTGCTCATCCGTCAGCAACGAAGCATAGTCCCTCATTCCATGACCTCCAATGTCACTCGCTGCCCTATGGACTCTGCTACTTCAAGTCTGGCGAGTAGAACTGATACGCTAGATGGCGATGGAATGACGCCATTGCTTCCACGTACTGAACCCAGAACAATGTCGCACTCGTCATGGTTGCCAATCCAGCCGAGGCCAACTGCATCGGGGAGAACCTTTCCATGAGCGTGTGCGAATTGCGTTGCAACCTCATAGCGTCCAATTGGTAAATGATCGCGTCCATTGCCAGCCCCAGCGAGGCATAGCCTCAAGTTATCGACGTATAAAGTGCCGTTACGGATGGAAAGGTTCATAGGGTGACGTGGTTCTTTGCCCAGACCACAGCAGCCCAAACGATGCCGATCATTGAACAAGCCCAGACCACCAATCGCCCGATGATCTTTGATCCATTGAGAACCGCGATTAGCTCATCAATTGACGGTTTCACCTCGGATTCCATCATCATGTGCGTATCGAGCTTTGACTTCATTTCGGATTGATTCGCCTTGATCTCGTCTAACGAGTGGTCTTGCTGGTTCAACCTTTGCAGGATGATGTTCATTAGTTCGTTATCGCTCATGAGGCACCTTAGTTAAGTGTCTGTGGCGTCATTTCGGCGCCGATAATGTTGTTTTCGGCGTCACGCTTGATGGTGATCTGCTTCTTCACCTGCCCGGTTTGCTGGTCAAGGATGATGACCGGCTGCGGTTGGTTCATTTGCTGCATCTGAGTGACGATTCCAGTCACATCGCGCATGATGTTGTTGCGCAATGATTCGAGGTCCGGTTCCTTGGCTTCAGGCTTGGCACTGAGTTCGGCAATCTTCGCCAACAGTGGCGTAATCGCATCCGAAACAATCTGACGAACTTCGTCGGTGTCGTCAGGCTCTTCATTTGACTCAAGCTGTGCAACCTTTTCCGCGAGGGCAGTGATCGCATCATTGACCGGAGACAGGTCTAGCTCTGCCGTCTGCGGTTCTGCTACTTGCGCGGATAGGTCGGCAACCTGTTGAGACAGGGAAGCGATGGATGCCTTTAGTTCGCTATCGTCGGACGGTTCCGGCTTCTCTATTGCAGCGATGGCATCAAGAACTGGCGACAGGTCAAGCGCCTGCGGTTCAACCGGATCAACTGGATCAACCGGCACCGGATCAATGACCGGATCGACTTCGCCCATCGTTCCGAGCGCCGGCCCTTGCTTGGAAATCTTTTCCTGCTCTTCTTCCCACGTCGCATCGGGCGTCACGATGCCACGGCGTTTGAGTTCGCCAAAGTAGGTTTCGTCGGACAGCTTGCCGGCCTGATTCGACTTGAGCAGCAATTCGGCAGAGGCTTCAGCAAGATTGGCCGCGCCGAAGTCCTTGAACAGCGTTACATGCCCGCCTTCCGGCTCATTGACCCACATCGCCATGAATTGCAGGCACTGATCTAGCGAGTCTTCGAAGTCCTCAACGATGCGTTGTAGGGCGCATCGATTCGCCTCGTTCTCTGATTGGACTTGGGTAGCAGTCACATCGCCCGGCTTCAGCACAAGCAATTCAGCGCCCGTCTGACGCATCCGTTCCTCAAGGTCAAGGATGGATTGCCGCCCTGCACCGATGGCCGCGCCGGAATGCTCAACGAACTTCATCTCGCCGCCCTGCGGAATCTTGACGGCATTCTTTGCGCCTACGGTAATTTGCGTGTCAGTGTCGGCGCCGATGATGGCAAGAATTGGGACGCGCGCGACGTGGAGGATTGTTTGCTGGTCGCTGCACGATTGCCAGTGCTCGATATTTTGGTAGGCCAGTTCAATCAGCGGCGCCTCACCTACGCCCGTAGCCTTGCGGATACCGTAAAAGAAGACAAACGGAATCTCGTTGATCGTAGTCGTGCCTTCGTCAAACAGGAACCACTCTTCAGCCTTATCGGCCTTGCGCCATACCTGCCACTGGCCACGTGATAGAACGCGCACTTGCTCTACGGATTGTTCACCAAAGTCACCAACGTATTCCATGACGGTTTCCAGCAAGCGAACCTGAGTCAGCTTTTCGGCACCGGAGATGCGCTCGGTACGCCAGCCTAGAACAGTGCCAGGTGCGTAACGGGTGAAGTACGGACGCACTCCGGTAGCCTTCTCGTCAGCCTGCGTCTTGATGCCATTGGCCGGCGGATAATCGACCAATACACCGGAAACGCCATAGTCGATACAGTCGCGCAACAGTTGCGAACTGAAGACATGGAGGTTATGGCCTTGCAGGTCGCAATCCTGCATCCACTCAGCAATGCGCGGAGGAACATCTTCCTGCAACGCTACGGGCTTGCTGAATGGCTTTGATGCCAGGACTTCAGCGGTGCGCGAGAACGCCGGATACAGCGTGGCAATAGCAATGCGAGTGTTGTAGCTGTCCTGTTCCTCGTTCGGCCATTTAGGCAAGAAAGTTTCGCCCGCTTCGCGCATCGTGGCCGTGCCACCGAGCAGCGCGGTAATCAAAGGCCAATGGCGAGACTGTGCCACAACCGAGGCAGATTGTTCGCGTACTGAATTATTCATATTGGCCCTGAAATGAAAAAACCCGCCGAAGCGGGTTAGGTGTGTTTGTTCGCGTTAAACGCGTAGTGGCTGAATGGTCGCAATACGTTTTATGACCGGCCATTCGACATCAATGCAGTAACCGATGGCAGTCGTAATGTGCTGATACTTGTTCCGTTGGTCTTCCTGAAAGGAAGATCCTTCCTGAAGCTGAACGGTTGATAGTCCTTTGTCGCACCATTTGGCAGTCACTGGATTGACGAATAACCGTCTGTTTCCATCTGCCGTGCAGATCATCGCCCTGACAGAGTTCTGTCTATCCTTGATCGATGGATGCGCTGGCTTTACCTTGCGCGTGAATGTCCAACCGTTTGCCTTTAGAACCGACTCAATATCAACGTAGTCGCTCGCGTGTCCGTGCTTATCTCCCGCTTGCCCAGCAGGGTCGCCATATATCAACACGTGCTTGTTCTGGTGATCCTTGAATTTATCGACGAACTCAATTGCTGATTGCTTCGATACGGCGCTGGTCAATACGATTTCATCAAGCAGCAGCAGTGACATGCCATCATTGCGCCGAACGCCTACCGCAGACGACAATGGAGTGAAGTTCTGGTCATGCATCCATAGCAGTTGCTCGTGCGGCTCGATTACTGCATCGGTGTGGTTGTCAGTGCTGTAGTCTTCATAAATCCGCCCCGTTGCACCAACGAAATCGGCTTCGTATTCCTGCTTGTATTGCCGCATTGACATATGCCGCTTGGCAGCAGCAATAGTCTCTGCAGGAAGAATTTCAGAGCTTTTCCAGTGGTAACACTTCCACTCCGGATCATTGGCCGTTTCAGCATACTTAGCCATGTCGTAATAATGGTTAAGGCCATCAGGAACGCCAATCAGCCAACACCATGCGCGATATTCCGGGCGCGTCGGGTTGAACGTATCCAATGCGGGCCGGATGTTCGCTTCCCATGCGTCAGGCTTGACGTCTGCAATCTCGTCAATGACGCCGCCAGTCCAGAGAATTCCCTCAATGCGCTCCGGCTTGTCCAAACCAATCAGATGAACCTCTGACCCGTTATCCATGTAGATAATCAGATCGGTTTCGGATGGCGCTTTCTTCTGCAAGCTGCACAGACATAACTGTTTCATGTCTGCCCAGTAAATCTTCTTAACCTGGTCGCGCGTCGGAGCGGCGATGAAGTAGCGTTCGTTCGGATTCTTCATTGCCTGCTTGGCAACGAATCGCTTTGCTCGCTCAGTCTTTCCTGAGCGCCGGCCAGCAGGAACTACCGGAAACCTAACTCCATTGCCGACCGCAGCAACTAATGCAGCCTGTACCGGATGCTCAATCAGCTTGTACCAGCGCCCAAGCTCTTTTGATGTTTGCAGCGACAGCATCAGTCTGGCAGCTTCTCGGCAATCGCCTTCAGCAGATCGTCGCTATTGCCTTCGGTCGGTGCGGCTTCTTCCCTCTTGTCTCGCCATAGGTCAGGGCGGCGATTCTTCAGCCAGAATATGCAGGCAGTTGTGTCTGGCGGGTAATACTTTCGGATTTGCGTTTTGACAATCTGGTGATCTATTACACGAATATCTACTTCGTCGTGTTCGTATCCAATGGCGCGATGGAACAGGCTACGCTCTACGCGCTCATCTGGAATAGTCTTTGATTCGTTTAGGGCATGAAAAAAGTCATCATGCTCATTTTTCCAATTGAATAGCGTTCTAACTGTTATGCCAAAAAAATCAGCAATTTCTAGGTCTGTTGCGCCTAGCCTGCATAGCTTCTTCGCTTGTTCAACGAATTCAGGGCGATATTTAGATGGCCGCCCCATCGCTTTGGCGGTCATATCAATAAGCCTCTCAATGGGTAATAGGTTGCCACCATTCCGGCTTACGCTTTCGCGCTGGCGGCATGCGGTTAGCGGAGGGATGAAACGTCAATCTGGAGCCACGCAACGAACTTGCAGCGTCTTTTCTTGCTTACAAGGCAAGCGCATCACTTTCAATGCTTGCATGGCGCAAATGAAAAAGCCCCGCATGTGCGAGGCTATGTATTCTTGCCAGTTGCTAACCTATAGCCCGGACTGGCAGCACGGACGGATAGCGGCGTTAGCGACCGCGAAGTGTATAGCCTTTAATTGACCCGATTAACGAGTTGGCTAGTCTCGATACTACGCGCTCCGTAACGGCTCATCTGCGCTAAGTCCGGCTTTCAGATGTGAAACTCAGGGCGAAATTCTCCCCGAGAAAATTATCCATTGATTTTATTTATCTGTCAATCAACAAAGCACAAGGCCGTGCCGCTTAACACTTACGATCAGCGCATGATGCGCCTGGGTAAGCATAAGCTCATAGTTTGCCCGTGGAAAGCGGAATACAGCGCATATCCCATAACAACGATTGATCGCCGCCCGTTCAGCCGGTTGCAGGCTGTCGATTGCGGCATCCAAGGCCATCATCGTTGCGTTGTCCGACTGCTCGCACATATCCTCAAAGCTCGATAGCCCACTACTGCCGAACCCTGCCGACTTGGAGTCATAGCCGATTCTCTCTCTGAATGAGTGCTGCCATGTGGCCCAGTCGTAAAGTAGGTTGGTCAGGGCGATGTATTCGGATTCGAGTATCTGCATGTGCGCCTCAGTTAAGCGTTATCGATTCTTCTTCGTTGAGTTCTTCCACGGTCAAATCATCGTCATCTAGCTCTTTGAACGTTTCCACGATGGCCATGGCGAATGCCAGCGGATAACCGTCTAGCAGGTTGTTTTCCAGTGCCGAGGCGCAGACTTCATAGAGCGCGGCCATTTCGTCATCGTTGAGTAGCAGGCGGGTTAGTTGTTCTAGTTGCATTAAGACACCCTTTTAGTTATGGAGACCGAAAAGACCACAATACGAATGAATCAGGCTCAAACACTGGTAATTCGTGCGATATGCCGATGATCCATAGCCCCATAGATTGCAGGTATTCGCTATCCGTGGTCCGTTGGCATCCGTCGCACTTGCGGTCGATTGCCCGGCGGTCGTATCGGCATAGGCGGGTTATGGTGAATTGCTGGCAGCCGTAGGTCATGGCGTGTCGTCTATTACTAGTTCGGCGTCAAATCCAGCGCATTCAGCACCTCATGGAATCGCGCACCGTACAGCGGCTCCCAGTATTCGCCAGTCCAATACCGGACCTCCAGTCGCGGGTGGTGCGTGCTCAGTTTGTACAGCTTTGTCGTCGCGTCTTCGCATGCCTTGCTCCATGCGTGCGCTTCGCGGCGAAGATGCTCAATTTCGGCTATGGCTTCACCGAGTTCCGGGGTGTGATCCGTTTGCATCAAGCGCAGTTTTTCAATGATGTTCATGTGTTCAGTCGTCCGGTTGGCATGTGCATGTAATGCAGTCGCAGCCGCCGGCCGCTCGCATTTTGATGGCGTCTGCCACCGCCCACTTACCATCATTGAAGCTCCCTCCCTTGGCCGGCTCACTG